CTGTGCAATAATTAATCTTCCACCGTCCATGTCTAATCTAATACTATCTGTAATAAATTGACCATCGTTTGCATCATACACTATTGCTGTTATCTGTCCAACTGAGTCTTCATTGTTTAATTTATTAAAAAGATAGACTAGTTCTTCTTTTCTCATGCTATATATTTTGCATTAAGCGGTTCTGCAAAGTGTTGCGCATTGTCTGCAATTCGTTGCATATCCCACAATGCACAAAATTTCATTAGTTTAACGCCTACTTGTGCTACTTCTTTTGGCACAGCATTCTCTGCAATAGTTGCAGAGATTATTTCTTTAATCTCCGCAGGTTGTGCAGTTAGATCACATAAAATTACATTTCTATTATAGTCATCTAACACTCTATGCTCTACACCTTCGTGATCTACCCAACGCTGTAGCATCATGTTGTTCCAGTTGTAGCCTTTTGTTGCTTTATCTTCAAATGCTTCAATAAGTCCTACTTTGTTCTTAGTGCCTTTCTTGCGTACACCCGGATAAGCAGAGAACACATTGTCACTAGTATCGCCGCGCATACACTTTTCAAATAGCATAAATGCAGGATCAGGTGCAGGTTTAGGTTCTTTTGTTTTCTTATCAATAACAGGCTTGCCTTTATCGTCAAAGTAGCCTTCGTGTGTAATTGTGGTGTTGCTAACACCGTTGTATTGTTTTACATTAGGTGCAATAAGTTGTGCAAAGTCACCGTCAGTACTAATAACAACATGATTGTCATTAGGATGTGCTTGTATCCAACCAGCAATTAAATCATCTGCTTCTAGTTGCGGATGGCGCATTACAGTACAATTAGTTTTTTCTGTAACGTAATTTTTAAATTCGTCGAAGATTTCCCAAAACGCTTTATCTTCTTCTTGTTCTCTTTCAGTAAGTGCGTCACGGGCTTCTTGTCTATTTCTTTTGTAAGGCTCATAGTAATCTTTACGCCAACTACGACCTTCTAAACAGAACACAACATGGTCTGCATTAAAGTCTTGCCATGCCTTTTTAATAGAATTAAAAGTTATATGTAGAGCCATACCAACTTTAGTATCTACATCACCACGAACAACATGACGGGCTCTAAAAAAAGTGTTTGCTGTATCAACTAGTATGTATGTTTTCATTTAATTCTTCCTGTACATAACGTTTCAATTCATGATCACCGATGTTGTTGGGGATCTCATTCTTGTAAAAAAGACGATAGCTATCACTACCATATTTTCCTATACCGTATAATATAGTAGCATCTTCTCCATCCCATGTCAAGTAATCTTCGCTCATTTTACGCAAACGTTTCTCACGCACATTAACCATACCTAACGGTTGGATAATATTTTTAATAATGTGTTCGGGCGTTCTTAATAAGTCTTCTGGAGTAGGACATACAAAAAATAGCTTTGGTAATACACGTTTTACTTGTTTACGATTTGTTTGGTTTAAACAAATAACACCTACCATATGTTGCCATACTGTAGATACTTGCTGTTGAACCATTAAATCGTCACGCATTAGGATACTTCCGATTTGCCTTTATCGATAGGATTGATATTAATATAACCAGTTCTTACATCTGCTGATCCGTCATCTGCAAGCATTTGACTAACAATGTCTCTAAACCATCTATCTACAATTTGTTCTTCTGGATCGCCATCATATCCATAACCTGATCTTTTTAATTCCAAAATAAATTCATTATTCCAATCTAATTCAAAAAAACCGTTTCTAATGTTTTCTGGATTAACGTGAGTATTAATTACTTCAACAAAAGGTTCGCCTTTCTTAGTAGCAAGTTCTTTAGCACTAAGATTCGGAAAATTTTCTTTTGTAACTTCTTTCTTTTTAAACGGATTTAATTTATCTAGCATATCCTTCACATATATCTCCTAATTTTTTCTACTACTTCGTCGTTAAGTTCCCCAGGCGTTGCCGAAGATGTCGACGTGTAGTCTTGGTGTATATCTCCAGCCTCTTTCCATTGCGAGTTCTGCGACTTGCTTGGTGTTGGTTTGATACTCGTCTGAGTGACCGCCAAGCGGCATGACGTATACAGGGACTTCGATGCCCGCTTTGCGGTATTCCACAACGGCACGAGACACTTCGTCCACATCAATTGCGTCAGCGACCACAAATTTAAAATACAGATCGCTGTTAGGAATATCATAGTAAGACCTAGCAATTTCAGGCTTAATAGTATCATCCCAAATCTCACCCGATACAGAAAGTTTGGGCGAGCATGACCATGTAATTCGAAATCTGTCTTGAGATTCGAGATAGTCCTTGAACTCAGGTCTAAGTTTTTGAGTAGTGTTTGTTTCAAATGTGACATTTTTTAAGTCCTTCATTTTAGGATGTTCTAATAATTCGATATACAGTTTCTGCCAACCTAGTAAAGGTTCTCCCCCAGTAAATATCAAATGAACATCTTGCCCATTATCCATAGTCCACTTGCCTTCTGGTGTTAAACTAAGCAAATGTTCTACGACTTCGTCTACAGTTCGATCCATCATGTATTTTTTAAACTCTGGATAGATACTTGCGTAAGTATCGCAACCTGTATGAACGATTGGTAAATCTTCAAACGTTTCAACTGTGTTTATTATATTATCATCTAACAGTTTCTTAACGTCCGGATTGTATTTAGTACCTTCGCGTCTAACGTATGAACCTCTTTCGTAACCAAAATTCATACAGCGGAAGTTACAACCAAATGTACGTAGGAATACACTAGGTACTCCTACAAACTTGCCTTCGCCTTGTACTGAATAAAATGCTTCTGAGTATCTTAGTTTCATTACAGTTCTTCCGCTATTCCTAGTACTTCTGCTACTATCAACAAAGTACCTGCTACAATTAAATCACCGAACATAAGAAATACACCTGCTCCGATGCGTATAGCACTTTTTACCATGCTGATATAAAAATGTTTTTTGCTTGGATCTTTTGGTTCTATACTCATCGTGGCGCAAACTCCTGTTGTAGTTTAATGTTATCAAAAAACTCTTTCTTAGTACCAGGATCACTATAGAAAGCACCTTTCAATACACTTGTTTGTGTAAGTGAACTATGTGCCATAATTCCTCTGTTCTCACAGCAACCGTGTGTTGCTTGAATGTATACGCCTACATTTTTACTGCCTGTTGCATTCATAATTTCTTTAGCAATATCATTGCACAATTCTTCTTGTAATGTACCGCGTCTAGCACACCATTGAGCAATTCGGGTATATTTACTCAAACCAATTAGTGTGTCGGCAGCAATAATGCCAATATATGCTACGCCACTTACAGGCTGGTGATGATGAGAGCACACACTCTTTAATTCAGAACGCACAACTAACATACCTTCATAACCATCTTCTACTTCGTTAGGAAACGCAGTAGCATTAGGCATAGGATGATAGCGTCCTGCTAGAAGTTCGTTGTAATACATTTTTGCTAGACGCCTAGCAGTGTCTTGCGAGTTAGGATCAGTGTGTCGATCAATGATTAGCGTGTCCAAAACAGTTTCAAATGCTTCAGTTGCTTCCTCAATAAGTTGTTCTTTTTCGCCACTTTCGATAAGATGGCTAATGTTGTCTCCAGCCCAGTAACGTACATCTTTTGTAGCGCATCGCTGAATAATTTCCTCATATTTTTTCATATGTTTTCTCCGAGTTATAGACGAGGATGTCTAATATACTAATAGTATATAGGTTATTTAGGTTTTTGTCAAGATTTTTTATCACGAAACGGTTAGTATTTCCGTCGCATTAACATCATCATACCCATTGCCTACAGGGTGATATTTTCTTGTAGTTGTAACGATTTTAATATTACCGTTTTGTTGTACTTCATATGAAGTAAATTCTTGTTTAAGCAAACCTTCTCTAGGCTGTTCAAAAATCATATCGTTTTCATAGTCTGATATGATTCGAGCAGATTTTTTATAGGTTGCTGAAGGGGTTTTGTCTTTTAATTCTGGCATGAATGTTCTCCTAATTATTATACTAGTATAACTTATTTAGGTTTTTATGTCAAGACTTAAATTAAAAAACTTGCCATTATTATCAGCGAAGAAACTGTAATTAGGAAAACTAACCCCAATGTGATTGCTGTAACAAGTATATTGAAAATAGAAGGAGTAAACTTTTCTTGTTTACCCAATCCAAACAGCAGTTTGCCTACTGTTTTAAAAGAAAAATTCATTAACTTTAAAAACGGCTAACATCATACCAAATACTACTATTTGAACTATTGCCGGAATAACTACAAACAGTTTTATAGCATCAAAATCACCAGTCATAAAAAAGTCTTCACCATTTTGCCATTTATGTATTTCTTCTGGGGTTGCTTCTTTGTAATTTTTTATTTCTTTCATACTATGTGCTGATTGCGTATTTTTTTAGCAGTATGAGTTACACCGCTTTTTGTTGTGTATGGTTGCGTTATTCCTTTTGTTCCTACATCACCCTTAATAATACTAATAAAGGCAAACGTATATAATGCTATAATAGAAGGTATAATAATAAACATTAATACTACGCCGTCCATGTTAGTCCTCTAAATTAATATCAGGGCCACCGTTGTGTCCAATAGGAGACTTTTTTCTTTCCCAGTCTTCTATAGCCTTTTTAATAGAATCTTCTGCCAGTACCGAGCAGTGTAGTTTGATTGCAGGTAGTTCTAATGAAGCCGCAATGTCTTTATCTTTAATAAGTTTTGCTTCTTCTATAGTTTTGCCTTTTAACATTTCAACAAACATCGTTGAACTTGCTATAGCACTACCACAGCCATATGTTTTAAATTTAACATCAACAATACGCTCGTCATCATCTAGTTTAAGTTGAAGTTTCATTACATCACCGCAAGCAGGAGCACCTGTCATGCCTGTTGCTACACGGGGATCATTTGGATCGAATCTGCCTACACTGAAGGCATGAGGGTTTGCTAGTACGCCTTCGAAGCGTTCTACTACTTTTTTTGAATATGCCATTTTATTTTATTATTATTTTTCTTCTTGCGGGGCGGTCGGAGGCAAACAAATTTGTCCCCTAGCAGAACCATCGCCTACTTCGGGTAGTCTGCCTCTAACATTTACGTCCCAACATGGACTGTTTACACAGCCGGTTAGTATAAAACAAATACTAAAAATACTTGTTAAGAATTTCCAATTTGTCATCGTATTCAGCCATAATAGCTAGTTCTTTTTCAACAGTTTCCATTATGTCAGGGTGCTCAGCAACGCCGACACCGTTACGCAATAGATTTTCTATGTTTACTTTGTGCTTTTCAATGTTTCCTTCAAAAAGCTTCTTACTTGCGTTTAATAATTGTGTTCTGAGGTCTTCCATTACTTTTCCTTTTTATAGTTACCTTTGCCAGGAATCACATTCCTAACCCCACCGACCGGATCTTCGCAGTCTCCATCACGTCTAAATATTAAATGTACATGAGGATACATAACTGTTTGTCCTGCCGACACACCAATATTTATGCCAATATTATAACCTGTTATGTTATTGCGGTCTGAATTTACATTTTGTTCGCCCATTCTAATAGCAAACTTAACACATCTCAATATGTTGTCTTCGTGATTTACTTTAGGAACAACAAGTGTATGTCCTTCTGTAACAGGATAAGCATCATTAAATACTGTAAATTCTCGTGTATCAACTTGTATATCAGTCCAAGGAGCTCTGCCTTCTTCTTTTGCAATTTCTAATGTATCAAAATTCATTTTCTAACTCCACTACGCGGGATCTTTCATACTTTTTTGCTTCTTGTTCTGCTTTGTCTTTTTCATCAAAGGTAACAAGAACTCTATTCTTTGTGTCAGTTTCGTTTACGGGATTAGTTACCCACATCCATTCATCCATCATAAACACTTGCACAGCAAATCTATTCATATTTGCCTACAACTTCCCAAGGATAAACTAACCAAACATCTTCCTCTGCTTTGTTAACTTCGTCAACGTAATAACTTATGTTGTCAAATTCACTTGCAAGATTGTTTGTAAGTACAGCAAAGCGTACATTAGGATTATGTCCTTCCCATACAGTTTTCCAAGCTTCTGAATTAGGTAAACAGCTAGCAGGCCAATCTTGCTTAATCCAATTAAGCGTTCTACCTGTATCGTTTATATCATCAACAATTAATATATTTTTTCTTTTGCTTATGTCCCAGCGACTTTTATAAGTTTCTCTATCTATTTCATCAATATAACCAAAAGCATCTTCAGCCATCCAACAATTGGTTTCGCATTCCTCGTCGTCTCTAAAACTAACCTTGAGTGCTTCACACCTTACATCTAACATATTAGATATAATAGTAGCAGGAACATTACCGCCCCTAGTAAGGCCTACAATATAATCAGGACGCCAATTATCTTTATACATTTGTAAAACAATGTTGGTACACATAGTTTCTACGTTGTCCCACGAATATACTTTCTTTTTAATCATTTTTAAACTTTAACCTCTTTTGATGTTGCTCACCATTTTCTACAAAGTGCCAAGCCGCTGTAAATCTATGCATATGCGTAAATGGAGTTGCCGCATGGAGCACATTGCCTTTAAACATTACTATCCTTCCTGGGATAGGTGCTATACTTAATATTATAGGATATTCTTCACTGTTTGTCAAGATATCTTTAGAATTTTGAATGTGTTCTTTTCGTAATAAAAATTTAGTTTCGCCGTTTTGTTCTATATGCCAATCTGTATTAGCGTAAAACATAACAGTATAACTTGGCTGAACTTGATTATCAAAGTGGTATTTTGCAAGTTCATTTTTGGCAAATATGTTTACGTGATGTCTTGCTTCGTAGTATCCATCTAATTCGGGGATATTTTTTTCCATGAACGACCAACATTTTTTATAAAACTTTTTTTGGGATAAATCTATATTGGTAAGACCATTTGATGTAGAAAGACCGGTAGGTATACTATCATTTGCATCATCACTCATGCCCCATAGATATTCTAAATATCTAATTTCATGACACATTTCAGATATTTCTTCAACAGAAAATACTTCATCATAT